AGACCAATGGATTTATTCTTCTACATGACGAAAATCTACAAAAATTCACAGACATCTAAAATCCAGGCGTTTGCCAATGGACCAAGCACACAGTCCCTCCACAACACCTTAATTTCCCTGAAAAGGTTCAGTCACTTGCCGAACAATGAGATGGTTGTGGACCTTGGAATAGACCCTGAGGAGTACCAGCTAGCCAACAGGCAAGATTTTAAGATTGAGACATTGAAATTTTGTTGCAACTTAAAGTTGATGGAGTCTCAGGGTTTATTGACAGGACCCTCAGAAATACTAAGCTCAACCCGGCTTGGCAGCACACTGTTGGTCTCATGGTGCCAAACAACAATTAGAACAATCAGAAGCCTCTCTGGATTTGATTTCCAAACAAAGAAAGTCATCATTTATCTTGCCACCCAAGTTCTACCAGCTGATGAGCTAAAGGAGAAGCTGCTATCATGGAACACACTGAATTACACTTATTTGAAGAAACAAAAGAGACAAATTGACTCGAGAGGAAATGTCACTTGGTCCGGAGATCTGGATATGCTTGTTAATGCAGGTAAGAACACCTTCAATTTGCAGATTAAAAATGGCCAGCACTCTCTCCTGTGTCGGGAAGTTGTCGACCATGAAACTCTTTTAATGTCCCTGAACGAGCTATGCGGTCTATTGGGATTTGAAAGAGCAAACTTCTTCACAAATCGGAGGGTCGTGCGCGGCGATTTGTACTTAACTGCATCAGGCAAAAGACTGGACTGGGCGTATAGCAAAGGAGCACCACACAACTGCTTGAACATCATCATTAGTCCGGCGTACAAGAGGCTGAGGTTGCAAGATTTAGATTCGTTCAAGGTGGTTAGTGACACAAATGAGAAGACAGGAGCTGTGTTTGTCACACTGAAACAGAGAGATGAGAGAACAGCCACCTTGTGTCATTTCCCAGGAAATTACTATCCTGCGAGCTGTCCAAAAGGTGCGAGATTCGATGAATCTTTTTGGTTCAGAGGAATTAGGTTGTCAAGGATCATGAGTAATGAAGATTGGTTTTATAATTACAGGTTGCCATCTTTAACTGACAGAGACTGCACGGAGTTTTTTAGAAATGATGTGAACTTTGAAGTTGTTCTAGCACAAACAAGCTCAGACAAAGGAAGGATAGTGGAGTATTTACAAGTCATGGACGAAATTGACGAAGAAGTGTTCAACATTAACCGAAATGTGATGCCAATGGCTGGCACATCAGTCTCGGTGATTGATTACGAAGCATTGAC